CCGAACAAAAGAAATTTGCCAAACTAGCCGAATCCCAAGACAAAGTGGAAGAAGACGGATTTTTAATAAATAAAAAACTACTTAATAGAGATCATAATAGGACTTGTCCTGTTTGTGAAAAATATTCTTTTCGTTCCGAGGACGACTTATACATGAATAAGTTTAATACTTGTTATAGATGTTACATTAAGTTTATAGAGGACCGAGAGGAAAAATGGAGATCAGGCTGGAGACCTAACAAGGAAAAATAATATGGCTACTGTATACGACATTATCAAGGGAATAAATCAGGCCGCCGCGAACGCATACGACGGCGCGCACGAAGAAGGCCTTCAGGCAGATGGCAAAGCCCGCTCAGCCGGCCTTAAGAGAGAGGAAGGTCATTATATTAATGATCGCAGAGTGATGGACGGATTTAAGGTTCAGTTTCATGGCCCGATCCTGCGTGTAAAATATCAGTCTGACGCGCGCGTAAAGGACGTGGCTAAAAATGGCTTTGAAGACGATGTTATCCGACACCTAGAAGATATCGTTAAGTTCCTCAAGAAGGAGTACAAAGCTATTACCGGCGATACCCTTACACTAACCAAGGAAGGCGAACACCACATTTTAGTTCAAAGGATGTCGAACTATCGCACTGATGTACAGGCACATTGCGATTATCGTATCGGCGGCCTAAACGCAGTCGGGGAAGTTAACCCGGGTGATGAGAAGGACCGCCTTAATGCTGCAATCAAAGATTTTCTTGCACAAGGGAGAGACAATGCCAAAAAGCCTTCTAATGTGAAGGTTTAATAATGGCGGCTCTTACCAAGAAAGAGGTACTGAAAGAGATAGTGAAGGCCGGCAAAGATCCGGTTTATTTTACTATTAATTATTGCCGTATCTCGCACCCCCAACGGGGCCTCATTCCTTTTAAAGCATACGACTATCAGCAAGACTTGTTGCAAGATTTTAACGATTATCGTTTCAATGTAATTCTTAAAGCCCGCCAGCTTGGCATCTCAACCATTACGGCTGCTTATATCGCGTGGCTTATGCTTTTCCATCGCGACAAGAACATTCTCGTGGTGGCCACTAAGTTGCAGACCGCTACCAACCTTGTTAAAAAAGTTAAAGCAATCATCAAGAATCTTCCGGACTGGATGAGGATCTCGGACATTGAGATTGACAACCGGACGTCCTTCGAGTTAAAGAATGGGTCACAAATCAAAGGCTCTTCCACCTCTGGCGACGCTGGTCGTTCGGAAGCCTTGTCGTTGCTGGTCATTGATGAGGCCGCCCACGTTGAGAAGCTAGATGAGCTTTGGACCGCTCTCTATCCCACACTGTCCACCGGTGGTCGCTGCATTGCGCTTTCTACACCCAACGGTGTCGGCAACTGGTTCCACCAAAATTGTGTTGAGGCCGAAGCCGGAACAAACGCATTTCACATGACTACGCTTATGTGGGATGTTCATCCTGACCGCGATGAAAAATGGTTTAAGAAAGAAACCAAGAACATGTCCAAGCGTCAGATCGCTCAAGAGCTTGAGTGCAATTTCAACGTCTCCGGCGAGACGGTTATTCATCCAGATGACATTCAGTGGTACTTGGATCGTATTGAGGCACCAGAATATCGCACGGGTTTTGATCGGAACTATTGGATCTGGAAACGTCACGATCCCGGAAAAACCCATCTAATCGTGGCTGATGTTGCGCGCGGCGATGGCAAAGACAACAGCGCTTTTCATGTTTTTGAATTGGAAAGCATGGAAGTGGTGGCTGAATATGTCGGCAAGCCCACCCCCGACGATTTCGCCGATATTTTGTATAACGTAGCTACCGAGTATGGTAATCCTATGTTGGTGATAGAAAACAATAATATTGGTTATGCAGTACTTAAAAAATTGCTTGATAAGGGGTATCCTAACTTATATCACTCTGCTAAGGGGGATCATAGTTATGTCGACCCCCTCACAGCTCAATGGCAGTCTAATGTTGTCCCGGGATTTACCACATCTTCAAAAACACGACCATTGATTGTGGCTAAGATGGAAGAGTTTATGAGAAACAAACTAATTAAGATTAACTCTAATCGCTTGCTTTCTGAAATGAAAACTTTTATTTGGCAGGCTGGTCGGCCACAAGCGATGCGAAGTTACAATGATGATCTGGTGATGTCGTTTGCGATAGGTTGCTGGGTAAGAGATACTGTGATTGTAGAAAGTCAGAAGAACGTGGAGTATGATAAGCAAATGTTAGCCTCAATTTCAACTTCCAAGACTAGCATATCAACAACCATTCCGGGAATGCAGGGGCACAAGATAACAAAAGAAAACCAGCGCGCTCAAGAGGGGCATTCATATAACCAAAAATATATGGCGCTGATAAAAGGATAGAAAATGGCCAATAACAACAAAGAAAACCCCAGAAACCCAGCGTCTCCTCTTTTTAAGCGTTTAACGAGACTGTTATCTGGGCCGATTGTAAATTATAGAAATCAGGTCGCCCGCCAAGATCGTCGCAACAACCTTGATAATTATCGCTTCCGCTTCCGTTCAATGAGCGGTCAGGAGTTCCGACGTTCCGACAGCAATTATTCGCAAAACTATAATATGATGACGTCGGCGGCGTTCCGTAATCAAAACCGCTCCGAAAGATATGTTGATTTTGAACAGATGGAGTATATGCCTGAGATTGCGTCGGCTCTGGATATCTATGCTGATGAGATGACAACCTCTAATGAATATGATCGTTTGTTAAACATTGATTGTTTTAACCACGAGATTAAGACGATTCTAGAATCACTTTTTTATGACGCCCTAAATATTGAGTTTAACTGCTTTGGTTGGGCTCGGTCTATGTGCAAGTACGGTGATTTCTTTTTATACTTAGACGTTGATGAGAAGCTCGGTATCACTTCAGTTATAGGTATGCCAAATAATGAAGTAGAGAGACTGGAAGGCCAGGACCAGACAAACCCCAACTATGTTCAGTATCAGTGGAATGGCGCGGGTATGACCTTCGAAAATTGGCAGGTCGCCCATTTTCGCATTCTTGGAAACGATAAGTATAGCCCCTATGGCACATCCGTTCTGGATCCAGCTCGTCGTATCTGGCGTCAGCTGGTTCTTTTGGAAGATGCTATGATTGCCTATCGCGTCGTCCGCGCTCCGGAGAGGCGTATCTTTAAGATCGATGTTGGTAATATCGCTCCGCAGGACGTCCCCGGATACATGGAGAAAGTTAAGACAGAGATGAAGCGTAACCAGCTTGTTGACTCTGCCACGGGCCGTGTGGATCTTCGCTATAATCCGCTTTCACTAGAGGAGGATTATTTCATCCCCATGCGTGGGGGGGTTGGTTCTGATATTAGTTCGCTCGCCGGCGCAGCCAGCCTGAACGACATCGATGATGTCAAGTATCTGCGCGATAAGCTATTCTCGGCCATCAAGATCCCTCAGGCATACCTTACGGATATGGGCGAGGGAACGGAAGACAAGACAACCTTGGCTCAGAAAGACATTAGATTCGCACGTACGATTCATAGGCTTCAACGATCGCTCATTTCAGAGCTAGAAAAGATGGCCATCGTCCATTTGTATACTTTGGGTTTCCGTGGCCAAGATTTATTAACATTTAAGCTGTCGTTAAATAATCCTTCACGTTTAGCGGAACTACAACAGCTAGAGTATATGAGAACTAAGTTCGAAACAGCGACAGCGGTTCCAGAGGGCACGTACAGTAAGCGGTGGATTGCTCACAACATCTTGGGACTTTCGGATTCCGAGTTCTTGCGGAACCAGAGAGAGACGTTCTATGACCGGAAGTATCAACAGGCACTGGAAGGCCTCGCAGAGCAGGAGCTATTGGATGCCGAAGGCGGCGGCCTAGGCGATCTTGGCGGCCTAGAGGGAGAAGGGGGACTGGACGACCTCGGCCTCGATGATACGGCTGCAGCACCAGAGGGTGATCTTGGCGCCGCAGAACCAGGAGGTGCCGAAGAGGATATTCTTCTGACAACTCCCGGTCGTCGCGAAGACATTAGTGAAGAAGGCGGTCCGACGAGACACCAGGGCGGTCCCCACATTCCAAAGGGGCCCGACGGACGCTCCCGCCGCGGCACTGGTGGGCGCCGGCGTAAAAACAGAAAACTTGCTGTCCCGGTAGAGACCAATACCTATAGAAAGAATGCTGGCTCCGGTATAGGCAACCCGCGCGGAGACATGCCTGATGTAAGATTTGGATTGGGCAGCAGAAGTCGCAAAGAAGACGTGGATGTAAGATTTGGCCTGGAAGAAAAACAGGAACCTACTTATAGTAAGAGTGAGCAGAGCTTGTTTGAGAACACCACAATGGTTCGCAGACTAGTCGAAGAACTAGAGAAAAAAGAGGCTGAGAAAGATGAAGCACAATAAAAAAAGAAATATTGCTTTTATTTACGAGACCTTATCCCGTGAGGTAACAAAGGCTGTCTTAGAAAAGAATGACAGCCGCAAGAAGATAATCGTCTCACTTCTTAAGGAGCACTTTAAGGAGGGGGGCATTCTTCTTGAAGAGCTGCGGCTATACCGTGCATTGCTGGAAACACAGAATATCAAGAAGGAAGTAGCTGAGAGGCTCCTGCAAGAGACCAAGTACGCTTATTCTAAGATCGATAGCACAGAGCTTTTTGATGCACAGTCTAAGTTAATCTCAGCCATAAACAAAAATGTGGGACAAGAAGTCTGGGCCAACTTTGTACCAAACTTTAAATCCTTAGCCTCTATTAATGCTATTTTTAATACACGGACTCCGGTGAAAAAGAAAGTACTTTTTGAGCAGGCAGTGGTAGACCAGATGAGCACCGAGCCCGAGCAACTCAAGGAAGAGAATTTAAAGTCAGTCGACGCCATCGTTTATAATTCTTTTATTAAAAAGTTTAACAACAAGTATTCTGATTTGCTTACAGAGCAAAAAGAGTTGTTGAATCATTATATAACAAGTTTTGCTGACGACGGGTTTCAGCTGAAGATCTACCTGAACGAAGAACTATCACGTCTTAAATCCTCTTTGGCCAGTATCGACAATGATCAGCCTCTTATAACTCAGAAATTGGAAGGGGTGGTTGACTACTTAGAGAGCTTCCGCCGTAGAGAATTCGATGAGACAGATCTTCATAAGGTTTTAAAAACACAAGAACTGGCGCAGGAGTTACACATCAATGATAACAATTAAGATCGGCGGCCCCCAGGCCACTGTTGAGCTTAATGCCCGCCGAGCGCTGGATGGGTCACTGCTCATCATGGATCACCAAAAAATTGATATTGCGGTAGTTCCGAGTTCTATGAAGGTAGTAACCGTACCAAAGACTGTGAGCACAGAAGACGTATATGATTTTCAAAATCGATTACTAGAGATGTTGGCAGACAAGGGGGTTGTGGATAGAGCCTCCATTCAGGGAGGCAACGTCTTTCGTTCCCTGGAGGGTGCTCTCTTTGAGGGCGAGCAGGGAATCAATCCATTGCAGGCCGCGGTTTATGTCATATCGGAGTTCATTGAAATTGAGGCTCAGCATGAACAAATAGCCGATCAGTACGAGAAAGAACTCGAAGATATGTACACTCATCCGTCCGATCGCGACTCTACTGAGTACGGCGAAGTACCGCAGTATGCGGAGAAGGGCTCGATGCGACCGGGTTACTACTACTATCCGCTCCGCAATCGTTACTAGAATATGGAACTATTACACTTTG